GCAAATTTGTGTTTAGGATTATTAGGTTTTTCAATTTTTGTTTCAAAAATTGTATCATCAAAATCATCAGGTACTAATAAGTTAGCGTGTTGAAATCCTGATAATACAGCTTCTTGTATTACAACACCATTTTCAATTACAGGGGGTTCAATTACGATATCACCAATATAGCGACCATGTATTGTCCCATTGCTAAATTCAATTTCACCATTATAATCATCAATAACTTGATCAATATCGGCTATTACTGCAGCTTGTGTTCCTTTAAGATATACTGTTTTCATAATTTATATTATGTTGTTTCTGATATACAAGTTGAATCCGATAAATTATTATCAACAATAATCAACCTACCAATATCACCACCCCATTGCCCTGATGAACCAAAACTACCTAAATTAACATCTGCATTTGTTAATGTTGGCATTAATAATCCTGTTCCGTTGTATATTAAAGCTCCATTACAGAATACCTTACAAGTTGTTACTGTTGTAACAATCGCAAATTTGTAGAGTGTATTTATTGTAGGATTTGATATTGTTAATATATTATTAGAAAATTGGATTGATGTATTAACTATATCCAACCAAAAAGCATTGTTTAAACGATAAAGCGTTATTCTTATGTTAGCTGAAATTCTAATGTCTAAAATAGCATAAGAATTGTCATCACTCAAACTACCTGTATTTAACAAAGCATTGATAAATATTGATGAATTTGGTCTAAATGTTCTTGTTCTTGTAGCTACATCAGCGATTCTGGTAACTGTTGAATTAGTGGTTTGGATATAACTTGTCGCAAAATAACCTTGTTCTAACTGTGCTCCCCAAAAATATATACTTGAATTAGTAGGATTTTCAAATAAATTAACTATACTTAACGCCCAATTAGTGTTTAATACATTTCCCGTTAATATTAATCTGAACCAACCATTATTTAACTCTTGGTAACTTGAAGATATAAAATTTGAACCCGAATTGGTAAAGGTTTTAGTTGTAAAATTAAATGTAGTATTAGCAGTATTACCTGCTACATCGAGCCTTAATAACACAAACCCTGCATTAATATCCTTAACATAGACACTAAATGTATGAATACCGGTATTAACATAAGGAGAATTAAATCTAATTTCACTAACAGTATTAACCCCACTTGTTTTGGTAAATGTATCAGCAGTATTAGTACCATCAGGGGCTTGTGCTGAATCGGGAGTTAAAAATCCTAAAAGTTTGATGTAATAGGAGTTATCAAATTGATTTGAAAACAATAATAAATTAGTACGTTGTGGTTCAATCAACCAACTTGGACAACCTCCACCAATAGGGTAATTTAATCGTGGTATATTATTACCAACACTCTGAATTAAACCATTGCTATTAATTCTTGTTGCGCTGCTTGCTCGGGTAAACGTAAAGTCCCCACTACCATTGCTTGGTCTAAATGAATATATCTTGCCTGCCTTGTATGCGTTGGCAGTAGTAATTAGTTCCGCATAATCAATCGAGTTATTTAAACAAGTAACTGATTCAATTATACCACCATCTACCTGAACGCGGTTTATAAATGCTTCGACTTGTAGATCTATAATCGCTTGAATCCAATTCCCATTAATAGTTTGTGTAGCTCCATAGTATTCAGCGATAGCTTGAATCCAGGATCCATTTATAGTTTCAAATCTATTCAATTTATAAGAAATAGCTTGTAACCAAGATCCATTTACAGCCTGAGTAGCTCCATGGTATTCAGCGATAGCTTGAATCCAGGATCCATTTTTTGGTTGTGTTATGCCTAAGCTCTCAGCCCATGATTGTATAAAGGTTTTCATTTATATTTTTAATTTTTTAATGGAATCTCACAGGTTCCTACATTCTCCGCTGTCTGTATAGCTATTTCGCAAAAGTATCCAATCAAATCCTCACCAAATCTATCAGCAAAAGGAGTTAAAATTGGTTGATTGGTAATCTTATAATCTTTACTACCAAAATTAAATTGCCTAATTATATCAATCAAAATAGCTTCAGTTTGATTCCAAACGCTAATTTCATTCAAATCATCTCCTCTTTTAAAATCATAACACCATAAAATAAATCTTCTATCATTAAAAACATTATTCCTACCAAGAATCACTTGTGTGTTGATTGGTTGAATAAAAAATTGACGCATATTTTGGTTTTTTTGGAGCTGATTTGTGATCTTGAACTCAAATCCATAATCCCAAGAATCGATCTCTAAATGATCATCAGCTATTTGACCAAAGGTATTAATAATTTTTTGTAAAGAATATATCATTTTTTATCGTGATCTTTTTTTAAATAATCTAATTCAGCTTTTAATTCAGCATTTTCTTTAATTAAATCCTTAATTACTATAGTTTGTTGATCTATTCTACCTTCAAGTATATTGATTCGATCCATTAAAGTATCGATCAAAATTTTATCAGCTTCTCTTTCTTCCCTTTTTGGTATTAATTTAGAGGAAATAATATATTGACCTAATCCTCCACCAAACATAGATAATATAGCTATAATTACTTCACTCATATTATTAGTATTTTTTATAATTTATTGTTTTTAAAATTAAATCTCTATCACCTAATCCATATGAATTAGATTTATAAGTCATAAATCCACCAAAATCATATGGTTGATAGTAATTTTTATCATTTAATGGATTTGAATCGCTATATTCAGGATATAAATTTGAATATAAACATAACCAATCTTCAACTTTCTTCATAAAAAAGCCGGACATTTGTAAAAATTCTTGACGTAAATCAAGCATTTCTTGTTTAGTAACAGTTTGTATAAACTGGTCAGCATTTCTAATTACACCAGCTCTTCTAATTTTGGTTTGTAAAAAAGGTAAAGCTAAATATACAGTATAATATGCGACTGCGGGTCTAATTAATTTAATTAACTCTAACTCATCATTATTATAATCTCCATTTTCAATAGATTCTAATAATCTATCATATAAAGATTTGCCAATACGATTCTTAATTAATTGTTCCTGAGCTGGAATTATAAAAGGTTTTATATCTTGGTAGTCTACATTATTTGATATAGCTGTATTAGCTTTAATCCAATTTTCACTAAAAAAATAAGCACTCATTTTAATCGGTTATTTTTATTTTTACATCTAATCCATGTGTCTTTAAAACATCTTGTAAAGTTTCTTCAAGCATTAACCTACTTGGTTCAATAACAAATTTATTAAACTGGTCTTTGCTAAAATTTAATTCATCCGGATTTACACCACCTAATTTACCGCTTGTTTGTAAACCAACTAAAGCTCCATTCGTGATTCTATGGGCAAAAATTAACTCCTGTAAAATAAATTCACCCAAAGCGATTAATTGTGAATCAAAATTAGGAACATCTACTTTTTCAATCTCCCATGTATGTTCACCATTCTTAGCAAGAATTAAAGGATTTTTATTGTTTTTCGCACCTCTATAATGATTCATAAACTCATTTATGAATGCTAACTTTTCTTCATTGCTTTTAAATTGAAAAGGGACTTTAAAAATCAATCCTGGATTCAATCCATTTTGAATATGACTTAAATTAAATAATCCTAATTCGCTATCCAAATTGATATATGTTAATCCACCTATATAAGAAGGTTCGGTATAGTATTCTAAATCTGGGTTATATTCCTTTTTATAAATTATTTGATTATATGATTCATTATTTTCATAAGAAAAAACAGGTATTCTAATTATATCTTTGGTATTCCATCTATTCCAATCTCTACTAAAATAGTAACACTCAATCTCACCATTTTTATTCATAATGCCAGATCTAATCTTAGATGTATCTAAATGTTTTAAGATTTTAATATACTCAAAATTGCTACTCCAAATTACTTCCGAACTATAAGCTCCAAATATCTCAAAATCTTTAGCAGTTCTTTTAATCCAATCTCTTAAAGGGAACTTCGTATTAAAGAATAGATTTTGGACTCTAATAGCTGTTGGGCCATTTAATGTCTTTATCCAATCTTTAAGTGGTAATTCATTTACTGTTAATCCCGAACCAGCTACTAATTTAGATTTATTTTCAATGATAGTTCTATGTAACGCAGATGTTCTGGTTAATTTGACTAAGTATTGTGGATAGAGATTATCCTCACCATAATTAATAAACTTATAGTTAGGTAATTCAGTTAGTCTTGGTAATTCAATTCTATCCAAATTCAAACTGGCTATAAAGTCATTCGGATTTATATTTTTTTCTTTTTTATCATTATTGAACAAAGCCATAATTATTGTTTTATATTATTTTATTGTGATTATTCATCAAATATGCTAAAAACATCCCCATCTTCATAATCAAACGAAGTATTTGTTTGATGTTGATCAAAAACATATTCTTTGTCATCTTCATTTAATTCAAAAAAAAAATCTTCATATTCATCATTCTTAAAAATAGCTATACCGCTATCTAAAACCACATCAGTTGGATTTAATGAATAATTAGTGGTTTGGTATACTTTATATAAGTAGGAACCACCATATCCTAATTTAATTTTAGGTATGCTTGCTGTTAGAGCTATTGGTATTGATGTGTTTGAAACTTCATACACTTTAAAACTATTGAATCGTGTTGTGGTAGATAAATCTTGAGCTGTGAAATAGAATTTTTCATTTGATTGAACAGAAGTTAGTTCAAATAAAAAAATAGGATTATTGATAGTTAAATTATCATTTAACCTTAAACTAAAAGAATTGGTAGCTCCTACTGATATGTTAATCATATTTATATTGTAATCAAAATTGAAATTGTTTTCGCATAAAAAAAAAACCAATCCGCAATGGGACTGGTCTTTTTTTTAATTATACTATGGAACTTGAAACTATGGAGCTACAGGTATAACAGACTTACTTGAAACCTCATAAGGAAAATTAGTTTCACGAGCAGTAAATTCTACGGTATAGATGTTATCATCATTTCTATCTGCTCCGGTTGTTACTTCTATATTAGTTACTCTAACACCAAATTTCCTACCACTTAACCATAATTGACCATTTGAATCTTCGTAAATAACAATTAATTTCTTACCCCTTAATAGATTAATAGCTGAATTTTTAATGGTTGATAGTTTTGGAAAAACCAAAGTTCCTATTTGACTTACCAAATCAGCGCTAAGAGTTGGTGTGTTTTTTATATCAAGTTTTGAAGTGTCTTCGCGAACATTAAATTTATAAAAATATGATGCTGTAGAACCCATAGTAATTGAGTTGATTACCGTATTAGATGCGGTAAAACCATATGATGAGACCTTATCAAAGTCAGCTACATAAGCATTTATAATCCCACCTAAATTAATATCGCAAAAGGTCTCTAATCCTCTATCTATATCATCGCAATAAGCCATTTTATTTTTTAATTTTTTTTTGGTGATTAGTTGTATAGAACTACCTCAGCACCAATACCATAAGAAGGAGTATATTTAAATTGCATGGCTAACCTTGATTTTGGTTCAGCAGTTGTATTTGTCATATCCACTACGATTAATCTTTGTTCATCTGAACCTAAGTCATTTATATTCCAAAGGTTAGAAATATTAGTAGCAAACATTTGTTTAGCATTCAAACCTGGGGTTTCTTTAAGCTTATATCCATTATAGGCTAATTCAGGTTTTTCACCAGCTTTAAAATAAGGAATGGTTAAAGCTCCGATAGCTTGACGGAAAGAAAAAGCAATTTGACGAGATACATAGATCGCGTAGTCATCTCTTTCTCTTACTTTAGCAGGAGTAGCTACAAGAACTTTTTCTATTTCACCCAATACATTTGAAGCAGTAATAGTTGAAGCTGTAGCAGTTACTTTAATAGTAGTAGGATCCGATAAAGCTTGACTTACCAAACCACCAGAACAAGAGCTTGTAGCTCCATTCCAAGTTTGAACTTCTAAATCATAGTTAACTTGATCTTTAACATATAAAATTAAAAAGTCGGTCATTTCATTTGGTCCCCACTCACCATTTAATTGACCAGCATTCATTCTTTCAGATAGGAATGTTGGTTCAATATCTTTTTTACAAATCTCAAGATTCACATAAATAGGACATACCTTTACTGATTTTCTTGATAATGTTACAGAACCAGTAGCTCCAAAATCACAAAATTCACCAGTTTTAGTAATTCCTGATAGAGAAATTTGTGGAACCAATACTTCATTTTTTATTGAAGAAAGATTTTTCCATTCGCTTCTTGAAGAAAACTCAGCATCAATAATAGATGCGTAAAATTCAAAAGCTTGTTTACCTGAATATGTGGTATTGTTTACGAATGAACTCATTTTTTATATTTTATTTTTTTTTATCCTTTTTGGATTGATTATTAGAACTTTTTATTCATTTTTGTAATTAAATTGTAATCAAGAGTTCTCTTTTTATTTTCAATATCACTCTGATTAATTTTATTTTTTGAATCTACAGTGTCAACTAATTTCATTTCAGCTTCCACTGTTAGTTTTTCTAATTTTACTTCGAGGTTTTCTATTGATTGTTTAACTTGGCTCATTTGTGAACCAATAAGAGAATCAATTTTTAAATTAAGGTTTTCAATCATGACCTTTAAAGCTTCAAATTGTTCAGCTAACATAGGATCTAACTCCATTTTAGTTTCTTTTTGCTCATTTTCTTTTTGGTTTTCGGACTGGAGATTTTCGCTTTCATTTGATTTGATGTCAGCGATTTTACCACTTTCATCAACCAAGATAGTAGAACCATCTTCTAAAACATATTCTCCAGCTTCTGGTTTAACTTTTTCTTCACCATTCATAAAATAAACATCGACACCCACTTGAATAGATTCAGCATCTGTATAAAGTGTCGAACCATCTTTTAAAATAGCACTTACCATATTTACATTTTTATTTTTTGTATCTTTTTGTAGATTTAATTCATTATGATCTAAAACAACTTCTTCTTGGAATGTAGCTCCTTTGGTATAAGATTTACCAGTGTTAATTAAGTATTCCCAAACCGCAGCTCCTACGCTTGGACTTTTCCCTACATACCACTCACCCCATTTATTCTTACCTTCGGTTTTACACTCAGCAAGCCCATCAATTACTGATATAAACTCTGAAAAATTAACATCAAAATAAGTATATTTTGATCCATCATTAAATTGAACAACCAATTGATTATTTTCATCATTAAATAAGACTCTATCTACATTAGAAGATTTAATGTCTCTTTTACTCCATTTCTTTTGTTTAATCAATTTAGAGCTTCTTTTAAACTTAAATAATCCTTCAATGCTAAATCCCTTATATTTACCACTTTTTACACCATCCCAAATTTCATCATCATCTACTTTCATAGATATCATCCAAGTTCCCTGTGGTAAATCAAATCCTAAATCTTTACTTTTGTCATTTTGACCAACAATCCAAGATTCATAGATATAAACATTATTAACATCAGTTTTATGATCTTTATTTACTGAAAATTGGTCTTTAGCTTTAAAAAACTTTTGTGTAATTTTTTCAATTTGTTCTTCATTATATTTAATATAATATGGTTCACCATCATCGTCCTTTCTAAGAATCTCTAAATTTGGAATCAAAACGGGACCAGTAATGATTCTCCTATCTTCACTCAAAAAAACTTGTTTGTAAGAATCATGTTGTTCTTCTTCACTAAGATAAATAAAATCGGTTAAAATAGCTGGTTTTTTAACCAATGAGATTTTATCAACACCTAATTCAGATTCTTCATCTATATAAACATCAAAAGTTGTTACTTCTTTCATATTCATATTGTAATTTTAGTCCATCTTTTTATTTAAAACTGGGCGTTGGAGTTAGACTCTATCACCCTTACTCTTTCTTGGGTTTTTGTTATATCAGATTCAAGAACATATACTCTTTGATTAGATGGATTTCTATTTGAAATTCCTTCTGGAACAATCACTCTTGAAGCTTCTGGTGGATTTATGAAAGGATTGAATGATCCAGATCTTTCACCGGATGAAACCGATGAATCGTTTGACCCACCAAATCCACCTTGAAGCGTTGTTGATTTAATTTTTGCTACTCTTGCGAGACCAGCAGCTATTGATAAACCAGCAGCTATTTTTGCTCTAATAAGCGATGTTGGATCACCAGGTAAAATTTGTGATGTGTAAGCTTTTTGAGCCGCAAAATAAGTAGAAATTAATGTTTCAGCTATTTGTATCTTTTTATTGTTTTCAAATGCCTTTTTAGCATTATTTTCACTCTGATTAGCAAAAGTAGCATTGATATCATTTAATATACCAAATGTTGAATCGGCTGAGTTTATCTTAAACTCATTTAATTTTGTTTCTCTTTCTTTATCCTTATCTTCTAACTCCTTTTTTTTGTTATTATATTTTTCATTTAAGGATAATTTAGCTTGTAAGTATTCTTCTTCTGTAATTAATTTAAGATCATATTGTTCTTTAAAAATTTGAATCTCCTTATCATTTAATTCTTTAAGTTTGTCTAAACTTAGAGTCTGATTTTCGATCTGTTTAAGTTTTTCAGCTCTAATTAAACTAAGTTGTTCGTCAAATTTCTTTTTAAGATCTTCTTTTTCTTTCTGTTGCTCCTGTTTTCTCTTATCTTCAGCTTCTTTAGCCTGTCTATCTATGATTTTTTGCCTTTCAACTAAATGAGCAGCTTGTAATTTTTCAATTAATTGAAAATTTCCTTTAGCAGATTCAATCTCCTTTTTAGCCTTTTCATCAAAAGCTGCCAATTCTTGTTGATTTTTATCATTTATAGCTCTAATTTCTGCTTCACGAATAGATTCAGCAGTTTTTTTAGCCTCTTCCGCTTCTTTTTTTATCCTCTCTTGGCGTTCTTTGAAGGATTTATTATCAATTTCTTTGACCGCCAATTCAAATCCAGCTAATTCATTCTTTAATTTGTTCAATGTTTCTTGTTGAGCAGCTACTTCTTCATCACCTTTTTTCTTTGTCTCTTCTGGATCAAAAATAAGATTAGCTACTCTATCTTTAAATCCCTCTCTTAACCCAAAATTCTTACCAAAAGCTTTACCAACTTGATCTACTGTTTCTAAAATTAGAGTCAATGGTATGGATACAAAATCTAAAATACCTTTTAAGATCTCTTTATTTCTTTCAGCAGCTTTTATTTGGGCATCTCTTTGGTTTTTAGTTGTTTGTAAAACTATTTCTTGTTCTTTTATAGCCCCTTTGACCGCATTTATCCTCAGTTCTAAAATTTCCCTTTGTGTTTTGCCTTGTCTCTTTAATATATTTTCGCTATCACTTATATTTTTTAATTCCTTTTCACTCGCATCTACTTTGGCTTTAGCACTTTCTAATAAATTTTTATC